GTCTGTCTTAGATAGACCGTTTAACAGTCTACCTTTAATGGCATCGATAAATGCCAAACTACCGAAACGGCAGTTATTGGGTACGTTTTGCGCATCCATTTCAACTCCTGACATAACACAGAAGTGATTGTCACAGAAAGTGCCAAAATAGGGAGAGAATCCCCATTTGGAATCGGAACCTTGATTACCGAGACGTAAGTATACCTCTTTGAGGATACAAGAAAATATCTTAGAAGATATTACTAGCAGGTCATCACCAGCGACCTGAGATGGAGCCTTTTTAACCCCAAAACGGATTATCTTTTGGTAGTCCGTTGGAAAGTGTATAATCTCTCCTTCAGGATCGGTATTACCGACCTTCTCGTTATATACAGTATAACATTCGGCGACAAAGGAACAATTGTCGTTAAAAAGAGTTAAGTCTATGAAGGAGGTATTTTCTCCCATAAATGAACCAGAATTGGCGTCAAAAGGATTTCCCTCAGGAGATCCATAATCTCTTAGAGTTTGATCTGAGAGACGAACTCTACGATACCTAGAGTTAAGACACGTATAAATTAGTGCCCTAAGTTGACCTCGGTCAACTGCAGCGTCATAGATTACTTTATGACAATCGAGCAATGCATGAAGCATTCGATAGGTGGCCTCATTGAGGTCAGCGGAACAGATAAATCTGTCCCCAATGGTACTAGAAGAGAACCATTTTAGAAACTCCCAGAGTTTGTGGGCTTCTTCGAAGCCTAGACGTAGAGAATGATCTTTACGTAGCATATCACGAATATCGTGACAGTAGACAGCCGAGAGAGCCGTATACCATGGAACCATAAGAGTTACCATACGAAACTTACGAGCAGTTTCTTGAACGAGGTTAGATACTACCTCAAAATGGTTTTTCAATGAAAAACTAAGAAAGGGTACAGCGAAAACGCTGTAACCACAGACATCTAAAGGATGCTGGTCGAAGGACATATCCTCGAGAATACTATCAGTGATAGTAAGTAGCACTACGTTACCGAGTGATTTTGGAGGATTTTCATAAGCCTCTGTTATCATGTCCATGACATGACAAGACATCTCCTCGATGTTACCTGTACTAGGGCCAGGGTCAGTATAAAGCATGTGCTTTACAGGAACAGGTGTGTCACCTGCTATAAAAGAGTCATAAGAACTCACTAGACGAAGTAGCTTCGCCATATTCGGGTGTAGAACACGAATGCCTAGGAAATCATAAGTTCCTTCGAAGTCGAGAATCTCGGTTATCATCACCCAGTCTCTGTGTGATTCATACTTATCATGATGAAAAGCTGTACGTCCGCCCTTAGAGCGGGGGTAACCCTTAGTGGCAGAGCCAGAGGTAGAAAGATGGGATAACCCATCTGTAGGTTTCTTATTACGGAAACGAGTAGCCGCAATACGGCAAGTATGTTGATA